TGAGAGAGCTTCAGGCCCTTGGTGATGTGACTCAGGTATTCGCAAAGATAAAAGACGAGGACGCAGAGCAAGCCGAAGGAATCATGTATGCTGACCGAATGACGATGCGTGACCCGATGGCCGGACTATATGAAAGCGGTGATTTAAATGCCGACGAAGATAAGACCGAAACCGAGACCGATTAACATATTGCGACAGCTCTACATGAGGGCGGAACAGGATATTCTAAACGAAATACTCCGAAAGAACGCTCAAGGGTATGTCGACTATGCGGAAACGGCCGCCATGGAGCGAGTGCAAGCCATTTTACAAGGCTTAATCGATGACTCGTGGGAATATGTGCCTAAAGTGGTAAACAAGCCATTCGAGGCTAATTTAAGCCGCACAGGATACAGCAACGCAAAGGCGCTAATGTCTACACAGACGATAGTCGTTGAACAGCTTATCCAAAACCTTATGGGCGAGATTATCGACAGCACGAATGTCGCTTTTAACTCGGCTCAGAATCTCTATCAGATAGCAAGACTCGGAAATGATATTTACAGGCAAACCGCTATTGCATCGACGATGTACACGGAGGCGCTCGGCAAGGGCGCTTTTTATTCCGGTCAGACCATGGAAGCGGCAATCCGTAACCATGGAATCACTGGCTTTGTTGATGCAAGGGGCAGACAATGGTCTTTGACAGATTATTGCTCAATGGCAACAAGGACAACAGCACATCAGGCGGAAGTTTCGGCGGTGCTGACAAGAGACGATCATGATTTATATCAGATAGTTAAAATCGGTTCTACTTGTCCGATATGTGCGCCACTAGAGGGGCGTGTATATAGCAAGAGCGGAATGAATCCGAACTATCCGCCATTGAGTTTAGCCTTTGGCAAGATTGACCCGGTGGGTGGCGATGATTTAAGCAATACATTTTTATGCATCCACCCGAACTGCTACCATAGTCTAGTCCGCTATACCGAAGCCGGAAAGACCGATAAGCAAATCCAAAAGATGAGGGATTTTTCAAATCCTGAAACAAACCCTTTGGATGTCGACCCACGAAGCAAAAAGCAAATTGAGGCGTATCAGACAAAAGAGCGGAATCGAGCGCAATTGAGAAATGACATCAAACAGATGCATGATTATCGAGGTGTTTTAGGATCACAAGTTCCAAAAGATATAACGAGATTCCGAAAACTGAAATACGAACAACCCGATAAGTGGGCGGAAATCAAGTCAGAATATAGAAAAACCTTAAACCTTATGAATAAGGCGGAGGAACAACAATGATTACATATTACGGATACACGATAAGTCCGAATCAGTTAGAGACTGACGAGGGCTTTTTAATTTGCCGGAATGTGCCTATTGCAAGAACGGGCACACAGGAATATCTCGCAAGTGAAATAGGCTTGGAGGGTGACAAGATCATAAAGGTCATTCGACCGGAAGAGGAAGTCTTCAGCGATGCGACTATTGCATCATTTGAGGGTAAACCTGTGACGGACGATCATCCAAGCGACCTTGTTGATAATCAGACCGCTACCATTTATAGCAAAGGTCACGCTCAGAACGTGCGCCGTGGAAATGGTGAGTGGAAGGATTATTTAGTCGCTGACTTATTTATCCAGGACGAATCCCTGATTGAAAAGGTTCAGCACGGCAAGCGTGAGGTTTCATGCGGCTATACCGTCGACTATGACGATAACGGCGATGGAACTTACACACAGCGCAACATCAGAGGCAACCATATTGCTATTGTGGACGAGGGGAGAGCCGGTCACAAGGCGGCAATAATGGACTCAAATAAAGCAACTAAAAACAATACAGAAAGGACACCAAAAGAGATGAAAAATTCTATATGGTCACTTTTCGGACTTGCCGCCGAGGGCAAAAAGGCTGACGAGATAACACAGCTTGCGCTTGACTCCGTTGAGATGATGGCAAAGGATGAAGCTCCAGCTGAGCCAAAGGAAGAGCCAAAGGAAGAAGCAAAGGCCGAAGAGACAAAGGACGAGGACTACTCAAAGAAGCTCTTTGAAGCTATCGACGGACTCACAAAGCGCATGGACGCTCTTGAAGCAAGACTCCCACAGCCGGAAACAAAGGACGAAGATCCTGTCGAGGAAGCTCTCAAGGCTATCGAGGCTATGGCTGAAGAAAAAGCCGAGGAAAAGCCTGAAGAGTTAGCTGGTGACGAGGGCGTTAATTCTGAGGAAGCTCACGTAGTTCCGGCAGAAAATATGGACGCTTGCGGAAAGGACGAGGACAAGGCCGAGGAAACAAAGGCCGCTGATTCCGCATTTTACAAGAATCTTGTAAGTGCAATCCGTCCGGCTATTGCTCAGATAAAGGATGCGAATGAGCGCAAGGCTGTTGTTGACGCACTCACACAGAATCTTAAGGCTCAGAAAAACGATTCCGCAAAGATCATGGATGCAATGGCAAAGGCTCAGAAGCCTACATCCAAGGCACCAAACATCGAGGAGCTTCAGGCTATGTATGATAACCTCAACCCTCACACAAGAAAGGAGAACAAGTAATTATGTCACTTGGTCAGAATATCGGAAAAACAATGACAAACGGCTTTGCTGGTAGCTTTTCAAGGCAGCCGGATACAATCATCGACACACATCCACTTGGTGGAAGCTCAGCGCTTGCATTCGGCTCAGCTGTAGTCCTTGGAACAGGCGATGCGGTTGTAGCTGTTGGCGGAAGCTCTGTTGCTGCTGATTTTGTCGGTGTAGCACTCAGAGAGACAAAGAGCGCCACAAATTACCTTTCACAGAATACAGGCGTTTACAATCCCGGTGATGCGGTTCCCGTAATCAAGAGAGGATGCGTAAATGTTTTTGTTCAGAAGGGCACAGCTGCTTACGACGGAGATGTATATCTCAGAATTGCGGCTAATGCATCATATCCGAATGCCGTTGTTGGTGGTTTTGAGGCTGCTGCTGATTCTACCAACACAATTAAACTCACAAACGTAAAATTCAAGGGCGCTGCTGATGCGAACGGAATCGCTGAGATTCGTATCCTTGAGCCACTTCACGCTTGATAAGGGAGGAGAACAGATATGTCATTTCAGAATGTAGGCACATTTGACCTCGGAATGGTAGGTCAGACAAATGGAAATAAAGCCGTTGCTATGGACGCTAACGGCATCGCTTCAGGACAGGCTTTCCTTGTTTCTGAGCTTGAAAAGAGAGACACCCTTGTAAGAACACCACTTACATCATTCACATACACAAGAGATATTCCTATCCGTGTAGGCGGCGGCTGGGCTGACTTCGTATCAGCTATGGGCGTTGGCTATGGCGTGACAGGTGGCTCTGGTGACGGTGTTGTAACCGCAGCGGCTGCTGATGGCATTCCAATGATTCAGGCAGATTTCAGCAAGGATCTTTGGAAGGCTCACATGATTGCCCTTGGTTCAAGAGTATTCTGGATCGACCAGATGAAGGGCAACATGACAGGCAGAAACATCGATACACTGCTCCGTGATGGCGTAAGACTTACTTACGATAAGCACATGGACGAGAACGTATACAAGGGCTTTGCCAAGTACGGCACAACCGGACTCGTAAACGATGCTGATGTAACCGTAACCAATGCGGCTAACGGTGCTGGTGGAACAGCTACATGGGTAACAAAGACAGCTGATGAAATCCTCAAGGATGTAAACGATGCAATCCTTACCGCTTGGGGCAATTCACAGCACGATCTTGATGCGATTCCAAATCACATCATCCTTCCATACGAGCAGTACAACTACATCGCTACAACAAAGGTTTCAAGCCTTGCCGAGAAGACAATTCTCACATTCCTGTTGGAGAACAATGTCGCTAAGGCAAACGGTGGTGACCTCTTTATCGGTGCTACAGCTTGGTGCGATGGCGCTGGTGTTGGCGGCGCTGACAGAATGGTTGTATACAGCAATAAGGAGCGTTATGTTGCACTTGATGAGCTTGTACCTCTGACAAGAGCAATGACAACTCCAAATGCTGGCACATTCTCATACGATACCGTATATGCTGGCAACGTTTCTGAGTGCGAGATTTTCTATCCTCAGACAATGCTCTATGTAGATGGTATCTGATGATCGGAAAGGGGTAAAAAATGTTTATCAATTCAAAGGTTAAGTTGCTTGTCAGGGACGGGGATGAGTCTTACACCATCCCCAAAGACTATATCGGTGATATTCCGGAGAACATTGCTAAATCATGGCTTGTGCAGATGGCTATTAAGTCAGGTCACATCGTTACTCCGGAAAACAAATCCGATAAAGCACTTGAGACAGCAGATAAAAAGGCTGTGAGAACGGCGAAGAAGTAAGGAGGCAACAAGATGTTAGCTAATGATTTTAGCAATCCAGCAGTACCATTATTTGAATACGCCAAAAGAGTTGCGGCTAACATCGCTCCATATAACGAAAAAGGCGATTACACAGCCGAAATGTTTAAAACTGATTTTCCACAGTTTTATCAAAAGGGTACGGCGGAGGAAGTAGTTGAGGGGGAAAACGTAACGGTGACAACTTACACTCCGCTCCTACCCGTTTCGATGCTTACACAATTTATCGACCTTGCTAATGATTCGGTCATGCCCTCACGATGGGGAAGTCAATTCAGATATGCGGCTGGCTTGTTTGTAGCTCACTGGTCGGCGCTTTATCTGAAAACTTATTCGGACGGTTCACCGAGTGCGGCGGCCGTTGCAAGTAAATCTGGACAGGTCGGTAATGTATCACATGCAACAATGGGCGATACGTCCATCAGTTACGATAACGGCGCAATTAATTCCGGAACCGAGAAATGGGGTACATGGAATGCCACACAGTATGGAGCGCAGCTTGCTACTATGGCAAGGATGCTCGGAATCGGTGGTACTTATGTTATTTAGTGATTGGTATACCGATACAGTGAATGTCATAAGGATAGCTTCTGTCAAGGTTGGAAACCTCACAAGAGAGAGCCGACAGCAAATCAATCAAGAACCTATACCGTGCAGAGTCTATAGCACTAATTTACAGGGCATGAATCCACAGTATACGGCATCTGTTGACAGGCATACAGACAAGCTCGCATGTGACATCAATACAGATATT